TATTCAACGATATTTTAACGTCAAGAGTTATAATCCTATTGCTGAAAAATCTATGGATGTTTATGATTATATGAAATATTTTGTAGAAGAATTTCTAAGAGAACAAAAAATGAGAACCACGGTTTATATGATGGATTTAATTGATGAAATTATTGAAGATCCTACAATATTAGAGACATCTATGACCGAAGGTCCCGAAACTTTTCACTTCAAAATAATAAAAGAAAATACGACAATTTGTCATAGATCATTAGATGCTAAAATTTTTCCACCTAAAATAAGATACACCGTAGACATACGTCAGCAAGTAAAAAATGTACTTAAAGACCTAACTGACATATTTTCAGGTAAAGAATTTGAGACGAATTATCTCGACTATAGTCTAGTTTGATTGTATTTATCAGTATACTAATTTAAAATTTATGTCTAGAAACTTTGAATATTTGGGAGAAACATTTCAGTTACAATTAATTAATCAACTAATTGTTGAGAAGGATTTTTCACATACAATTCTAGATGTATTAGAACCTACACATTTTGAAAACAAGTATTTTAAAACACTCGTTCAACTAATAAAAGAGTATTATGTTAAGTACGAGTGTTCACCTTCATTTGAAACACTTTATCAAATTGTTAAAAGTGAATTTCCACAAGAACTCATGTTGAAGATATTGAATGATACAATATCTAAAATTAAAAAAGCACCAATTGATGGTCTCGCTTTTGTTCAAGAAAAAACTTTAAAGTTCTGTAAACAACAAGAATTGCAAAAAGCCATTACTAAGTCACAAAAGATATTAGATAATGGTGAGTTTGAAAACTATGATAAACTTGAAGAATTAATCAAATCTGCGTTACAAGTTGGTGAAAACAATAAGAATGTTGTTGATGTTTTTAATGACATCGACGACCTTCTCAGAGAAGATTTCAGACACCCAATTCCTTTGGGAATACCAGGTATCGACAAATTACTTAAAGGTGGTCTAGCGAAAGGTGAGTTGGGTGTAATACTAGCCGCCACTGGTGTCGGCAAGTCTAGTTTTTTAACCAAAATTGCCAACAATGCATTTAATTTAGGATTTAATGTACTTCAGATCTTTTTTGAAGACAATCCAAAAGTAATTCAAAGAAAACATTTCACACTTTGGACAGGGATAGCACCAGATGAGTTACCGAACCACAAAGATGAAGTTATTTCAAGAGTGGAATATATTAAAAATAATTTCAAAAATAATTTATACATAAAAAAATTGGCGTCAGATTCATATTCTATGATACAAATTAAGAGTATGATCAGAAAGATGATTGCCGATGGTAATAAAATTGATATGATTGTTCTTGATTATATTGATTGTGTTGTTCCAGATAAACATTTAGGTGATGAGTGGAAAAGCGAAGGGTCTGTAATGAGAAGTTATGAGGCTATGTGTCACGAACTTGGAGTAGTAGGATGGACTGCAACTCAAGGAAATCGGAGCAGTATATCCTCTGAGATTGTTACTACAGATCAAATGGGTGGATCTATCAAGAAAGCACAAGTTGGTCATGTGATTATTACTGTGGCTAAAACTTTACAACAAAAAGAATCTGGACTTGCAACAATTGCGATTACCAAATCAAGAATAGGTAAGGATGGTGTTGTATTTGAAAATTGTAAATTTGATAATGAATTACTTATTATTGATACAGAAAATTCGGTAACTTTATTAGGATTTGAAGAAAATAAAGAAGAAAGAAAAAGAGACAGAATTAAAGAACTTATGGAACAAAGACAACATAGATTGTCTGAAAACATCAATTAACTAAATTAAATTTAAAAACCATGGAAAAGATTTTACAAGAAAATCCGAATCGCTTTGTCCTATTCCCAATTAAACATCAAGATTTATGGAATCTTTATAAACAAGCTCAATCTTGTTTTTGGACTGCAGAAGAAATTGATCTACAACAAGATTTAACTGATTGGGAAAAACTAAACGAGGGTGAAAAATACTTTATCAAGAATGTATTGGCGTTTTTTGCCGCATCAGATGGGATCGTAAATGAAAACCTTGCTGAAAACTTTGTAAAAGAAGTTCAATATACTGAAGCTAAGTTTTTTTATGGGTTTCAAATTATGATGGAAAATGTTCACTCAGAAACATATTCTTTATTAATTGACACATATATTAAAGATAAAGATGAACAAAATAAATTGTTCAACGCAATAGAAACTATTCCCGCAGTTAAGAAGAAAGCAGAGTGGGCTCTCAAATGGATTGGATCTTCATCATTTACAGAAAGATTAATTGCGTTCGCGGCGGTTGAAGGCATATTCTTTTCAGGTTCGTTTTGTTCAATCTTTTGGCTTAAAAGACGTGGACTAATGCCAGGATTAAGTTTTTCTAATGAATTGATATCTCGAGATGAGGGACTACACACCAATTTTGCGGTTCATCTGTATCGTCATCACATCCAAGATCAACTCTCAAAAGAGAGAGTTTTAGAAATTTTGATGTCCGCACTTACAATTGAAAAAGAATTTATAACTGAATCACTTCCAGTCGATTTAATTGGTATGAATTCTAAATTAATGTGTCAGTACTTGGAGTATGTTACTGATAGATTGTTAGTTGATTTGGGTATTGGTAAAGTTTATAATTCAGAGAACCCATTTGATTTTATGCAAAATATTGCACTAGAAAACAAAACAAACTTTTTTGAAAAACGAGTATCTGATTATTCTAAAAGAGGAGTGGGGGATGTAATTGAAACCAAAGAAATAAATTTTGAAGAAGATTTTTAAAAATTGAGAGTAATGGAAGTTGTAAAAAGAGATGGAACAAGAGAATATGTTAGGTTTGAAAAAATTTCATCAAGAATTAAAAAACAAACATATGGTTTAAATGAAGAATATGTTGATTACTTTGAAGTATCAAAAAAAGTAATTGCTGGTTTATATGATGGAGTGACAACCGAAGAGCTAGATCGATTGGCCGCGGAAACATCAGCATCACTCGTAACTAATCATCCTGATTATTCTACTTTGGCGGCACGTATTGCGATTACGTCGTTGTATAAAAGAGTCGATAAAAGGTTCACTGCTACAGCAGATAAGTTATATCATTACATCAATCCTAAAACAGGAGAGAAAGCGGGTATGATTTCAGATGAAGTGTACAAAGTAATTGTTCAACACGGAAAAGAATTGGATGCGATGGTTGTCCATGATCGTGATTTTAATTTTGATTACTTTGGTTTTAAAACCTTAGAAAAAAGTTATCTACTCAAAATGTTTGGTGAGGCGGCAGAAACACCTCAACATTTATACATGAGGGTTGCTGTAGGTATTTGGTTTGATAATTTGGAAATGGTACAAAAAACCTATGATATGTTATCACAAGGGTTATTTACCCATGCAACACCTACGTTATTTAATGCTGGAACCAAACGACCACAATTGAGTTCTTGTTTCTTGTTAGATATTGATGATGATTCAATTCCTGGAATTTACAAGACATTATCAGATTGTGCGGTGATATCTCAAAATGCTGGAGGTATAGGTGTAAATATTCACAAAATAAGAGCTAAAGGCGCTTATATTAAAGGAACCAATGGATCTTCAAATGGTATTATCCCTATGTTGAAGGTGTTTAATGAAACTGCCCGGTATGTTGATCAAGGCGGCGGGCGTAGAAAAGGTTCTATTGCGGTATATCTTGAACCTTGGCATGCTGATGTATTTGACTTTTTAGACCTTAGAAAAAACCATGGTAAGGAAGAAATGAGAGCTCGTGATTTGTTTTTAGCTATGTGGACACCAAACCTATTTATGGAAAGAGTTGAGAGTGATGGACTATGGTCTTTATTTTCACCTGATGAAGTACCTGGTTTGATTGATGCATATGATACACCTGATTCGAAAGCTTTCACTGAGCTTTATACAAAATACGAACGGGAAGGTAGAGCCATCAAAACTATCAAAGCTCGTGAACTTTGGGAAAAGATTTTGGATTCACAAATCGAGACTGGTACTCCATATATGTTGTACAAAGATGCGGCCAACTACAAGTCTAATCAAAAAAATTTGGGTACAATCAAATCGTCAAATTTGTGTATAGCAGGAGACCAAAGGGTTGTGACTTCTCTTGGGTATTTAACAGCGAAAGAACTCAATGAAACTAGTCAAAAGTTGGAATTGTTTAACAATAAAGAAATGGTTTTATCATCTGAAATGAAGTTAAGAGCAGAACAGGAAGATGTATACAAAATCATTTTAGAAAATGGGATGGAACATAAAGTGACACC